ACGACGAAGGAACAGAATTAGTCTCTTCCGGTCGTTACCAGATCTATGATGGGAAATCTGAAACTGAGCTATTCGCCTTCGCGGCTTAAAGGAAATTATATTATGAATGATTATTTTGAAAAATGTATGCAAGCAGATCGACACGTTGTTAGCGGTAAGCAAATTATGGAATGGGTTACAGAGTCTCTTAAGAGCAAGCCTATGCTAAGCAGCTTAGATGAGGTTAACCTAAAAATGGCTATTGATTGGATTGAAGGAGCGCAGGAATACCTTGACTCTACCAGTTAAGTTGTTTTTAAAAGTATTACGGTGGATAGAATAATGGAAAGAGAATTGATGGAAGTCTTAGCAGGAGGACTCTTTATATTGTCTTGCTGCTACATGGGGTTTGCTCTTACGATGTACTATAAAGCCTCTAAAAATAATAGGAAGCTTTATGATAAAAGCAATGTTAAATATCGTGATGGAGACAACACATGAAGCATAAAGTAAAAGGTAACAGAGACTACGCTGCTCAAGCTAACAAGCTAATAAGAAACCTTAATTTTAATAAAAAATACGAACTCTATGAAATCGTAACTTCTAAGCTTAAGTATCCTATGCATCTTGATGATGTGCGTCTATGTGAGCTTGAAGCAGTTAAGATAGCAATAGAGGAATCAAAGAATATTGATTCAGATCGATTAGCTGGTATTGTTCGCGGTTACGGCACTATGGCTACAGAGGGTAAGCCGGGGAAAGCTCGGTACGGTGAATGAAAATAAAAATAGAAGTTGAAATAGATACCACAGAGGATCGTGACGAGATATTATATTTAATTGAACTGCTTAAAGATATTAAAGAGGCACAATAATGAATTATCCAACATTCCAAAAGGTTATTGACGACCTAGACAAGTCTTATAAGGCGAATCAAGGATTTGCTAATAGATGGAATCCTTACGATCTTGGTAAGTTTACTGTAACTTGGGAAGATGCTGGTTTATCCTATGAAGGTACTATACAGATATGCACGAAGCTTTCGTTAAAAGATTAATTAATAATTTCGATGGTAAGCGTTATATTGCTTTAACGATTGCCTATCAAGAATTCGATCTACCAGATACTTTCTGGAAGTCGATAATTCAGGATGACTTTGGAATGGCTGCAACAATCCTTCTAAATAAGTATCCTGGATATAAAGCAAACTTTATAGCTGAAACATTATGGGAAGGCTAAAAAGTTGTTTACATTATACCAAAAGTATGGTATAATAAACTTATCTTACAAAATAAAGTAAGATTTTTAATATTAATATATAAGGTAAAAATGATATGAGTAAAGTAACAAAAGAGTCAAAAGTACTAGCAGCACTTCAAGCGAATACAGCTAAGGGCATAACAGCCGCTCAGATGACTTCACGCTTCGGTGTAGCAAATCCTACTGCAACAGTCACTGCCCTTCGACAGAAAGGCTTTGCAATCTACGCTAATAGCCGTACTAACAAAGGTGGAGAGACACGTACTTTCTATCGATTAGGTACACCATCAAAAGCAGTGGTAGCTGCTGGCTATAAAGCTCGCGCAGCAGGCGCTTTTTTCTCTGTTAGTTAAAAGCTAAACTCGGAGGGGGTTGGGGCTTATGCTCCAATCCCTTTTTTGGTGTAAGGAGATTATTATGAATAGAGTATCCGGGCGTACATTAAACGAAGGCTTAAGATCATTAAGATTACTCCTTCTTAACCAAGGATATGAAATAGCTACAGAAAGATGGCAAGGTAAAGAACAACCTCCTACCTTCTTAGAAATACTACACGCTGATCTTGTTGCTCCTATGTATATTTCACAGGGCCAAGCATCTGAAGGATGTCGTGCTACACAGCCTTGGGCAGATATACATTTCGAAGAACGCGTATCTGGTATACCCCACAATCCCCCACCGTCACATAAAATGTGGCTTAAAGATACAGAAGATTACCTACAAGATAAAGCCTTCTCGCATTCCTATCCTGAGCGTATGTGGTGTAATACAGATACGAATGGTATTCGATTTAAGTACGGTAATCTTAACACAGCAGTAGAGCTACTCAAGAAAGAACCTAACACTCGACAGTGTTATATCCCTATGTGGTTTCCCGAAGATATTACAGCAGCAGCTCAAGGTGAACGAGTACCTTGTACCCTTGGATGGCACTTCATGCTTCGTGGAGAAGAATTACATTGCTCTTATCATATGCGCTCTTGCGATGTAGCACGCCATTTACACAATGACTTATTCTTTGCAAACGCTTTATGTTTATGGCTTATAGATAAGTCTGGTATCCAAGCAAAGCCAGGCTATCTTCACTTCTCAGCCACTTCATTACATTGCTTTGCCAACGATCGTTACGCATTGGAGAAACTAACTAAATAATGTGCGGATTTATTGCTTCCCAAAATTCAGACGTAGACCTAAAAAAACTTATAAACAATATGGCTTATCGAGGCATCCTTGGTTATAAGGGTTATCACGAAGAACCATTCTATAAGATAAAACTTTGTCATTATAGCTTACCCTTTGTTAATCTAGATCCAGATGTTGCTATTCAACCTGTTACGGTTAGCAATCGTAAATCATTATTTGTAGGGGAAATCTTTAACTACAAAGAGCTAGGTGCTGAAACAGACGGTATATGCATATCAGATGCATTCCACAACACTCTTAATTGGGTAGAAGAATTCCATAAGTTCGATGGCTTTTGGTCATTCGTTACAGAATATGAAGGTAGTCTAATTGCTATTACTGATTACCTAGCTCAAAAGCCAATATATTATCGTACAGATATCGAAGCCTTTGCTTCTGAAATCGATGTACTAAAAGAATTTGGCCCTGTAACAAGAGACGAGCTATTTCACTCTAACACTATGAAATGGGGATATGATCCTACAGGGTTAACACCTTGGAATGAGATTAAGCAGATCCCACCAGGATGCTACTACCACAAAGGTAACATCCATTCGTATTGGGATTGGTCAAAGGTTACCCGATCTGATTCTCTAGTAGATGATCTTCGTAAAGCTACTGAACTCCGGTTAGGTGGTGAACGCGAGGTGTCTATACTACTATCTGGTGGATTAGATTCGTCTATAGTCTACGGTCTAATCAAAGAACTTGGCCGTGATGTTAAAGCTATTCATGTAGAGAATCACGAAAAAGACTTTGCATCCCTTATGACCAAGGACCTTATTGAGGTAACACTCGATTCTGTATCAGATGAAGATTCAGTTAGAATACACCAAAGCCCAGTAGATCTTGGTTCGGTTAAGCCTCAGTTAGCTATGGGTAAGAAGCTTAAACAATTAGGCTTTAACGCTGTTATGACAGGCGATGGTGCAGACGAACTTTTTGGTGGTTACAGACGAGCAGAACAATATGATTCGCAGTATTCAGACGTATTCTGCGAACTTCCCTACTATCACCTTCCTAAGCTAGATCGAACAATGATGTATTATACAATCGAGCTTAGAACTCCCTTCCTCGCTCCTAGCGTTATTAAGCATGCTCTTGAATTACCATATGAAATGCGTATGGGTAAAAAGCAAAAGCTTATCGACGAATTCGCTTACTTACTCCCAAAAGAAATTTTAGAAAGACAGAAACATCCGCTTAAAACAGATTCAATTCGTAATGACCCTATGAAGCAAAGGACGATTAACAACGAAATATGGAGTAAATTATATGGAAGATAAACTATGGGATAAGCGCTATCTTAATTTAGCTAAAGAGGTAGCACTGTGGTCAAAAGATCCTTCTTCAAAGATTGGATCTGTTGCTATTGGCGGTCAAGGCCAAGTCCTTGCTCAGGGTTACAACGGCTTTCCTCGTGGTGTAGACGATAGCGTAGAAAGATATAGCGATAGAGAAACAAAGTACAAGTATGTAGTTCATTCTGAAATGAATGTTATATACAATGCTTCATATAATGGGGTATCACTCAAAGGATCAACCTTATATGTTTATGGCCTACCAGTATGCTCAGAATGTGCTAAAGGTATAATACAAACTGGAATTTCTCGTATTGTAATGGGTAGTGAATCGTTACCTGAGAGATGGATGGAATCGTTTGAAACAACTAAGATCCTATTTGATGAAGCTGGCGTCAAATGGGAATTCATATAAAAGAGTATACAAAATTGCAATACTATGGTATAATAGTAGACTATATTAAAGAGGTAACACTATGTCGATAATGGATAAACTAAAAAAGAACTCTAAGCTTAAGCATACCCAAATCTTAAGCAAATCAAAGTTCTTTACTGATAAGGATATGGTACCAACAGACGTACCAATGATTAACGTAGCACTTTCTGGGTCTATAGATGGTGGGCTTAGTCCTGGACTAACAGTTCTTGCTGGTCCATCTAAGCACTTTAAGACCTCATTTGCCCTAGTTATGGCTTCTGCTTATATGCGAAAATATCCAGAAGCTGTTATGCTGTTTTACGATTCAGAGTTTGGATCACCACAATCTTACTTTGAGTCTTTCGATGTTGATCCCGGCCGTGTACTCCACACTCCCGTTACTAACGTTGAAGAGCTTAAGTTCGATCTAATCAATCAACTAGAGTCTATTGAGCGTGGTGATAAGGTCATTATCGTTATTGACTCAATCGGTAACCTAGCATCAAAGAAAGAATTAGACGATGCTATAAACGAAAAATCAGTTGCTGATATGTCTCGTGCTAAAGCTCTGAAGGGTCTATTCCGTATGTCAACACCTTACTTGACTATGAAAGATATCCCAATGCTTGCTGTTAATCATACCTATCAAGAAATGGGTCTATTCCCTAAAGCTATCGTCTCTGGCGGTACTGGCATCTATTACTCTGCAGACAATATCTGGATTATTGGTCGTCGTCAGAATAAGAAAGGTACAGACGTTGTTGGATATGACTTTGTGGTTAACGTAGATAAGTCTCGTTATGTTAAAGAGAAATCTAAGGTACCAATTACAGTTTCTTGGGATGGTGGTATTGAAAAGTATTCTGGCCTACTTGAAGTTGCTCTTGCTGGCGGCTTTGTTGCTAAGCCAAGTAATGGATGGTATTGCCGTGTAGATAAGTCCACTGGGGAAATGGTAGAACCAAAGGTACGAGAAGCCCAAACTCTTCAAGCTGAGTTCTGGGAGCCTATCCTAGAAGAAAAAGATGGATTCAAAGAGTTTGTTAAGGAGCACTATACAATTGGATATCGCTCTCAAATACCAGACACAGTATTAGAGGATTTACTTTTGGAGGAAAATGGTGTATAATAGTATAACGAAATATGATTACGAGCGTATATCATATATTGAAAATTCTGACCACGATTCGTTTAAGATACTAAATGGGAAATATTCTGGTACAATTTTAACATACGGTAAAATTGCTTTAACAGAACCAACTACCACAGATTCAGATGAGGCAACACTTTCATATGAATTCAATATTAATGAAACACCGTTAGACGGTGATCTTTCAGAATCGGTAGAGTTTCAGAACTATGCCGGTGACATGCTTCAAGTAATAATAGAAGAAGCCTTAGAAGAAAAACACCACATTGGAGAAAAGCCCGTTGATACAAACAGTCATTTTGAGAAATCTTATAACTAATGATGACTTTACTCGTAAGGTTATTCCCTTCTTACGAAAAGAATACTTCGAAGGTTCACACCGAGTAGTATTTGATAAGATTCTTGAGTTTGTTGGTAAGTATAACAAGCTTCCAACTCAAGAATCCCTAAATGTTGATTTAGATGAATCCTTCCTTAACGATCAGCAGTTCTCTGATGCTGCTGACGTTATTCGGGAAATCTCTTCCCCTGCTGAAAACCCAGACGCTGATTGGCTACTAGAACATACAGAAAAGTGGTGTCAGGATCGTGCAATACATCTTGCTATTATGAAGTCTATCTCTATCATCGACGGCAAAGACCCAGATATGACTAAGAATGCTTTGCCAGAGTTACTCTCAGAAGCTTTATCTGTAGGCTTTGATACAAACGTTGGTCACGACTATCTTGCCAATGGCGAAGAAAGATATGAATTCTATCATCAGGTAGAAGATAAGATCCCATTTGACCTTGATCGATTCAACGAAATAACCAAAGGTGGCTTACCTAAGAAAACTCTTAATATTGCTCTTGCCGGTACTGGCGTTGGTAAGTCTTTGTTCATGTGTCACGTTGCTGGTTCAGTCTTGGCACAGGGTAAAAACGCTCTTTATATTACTATGGAAATGGCAGAAGAAAAGATTGCAGAACGTATCGATGCTAATCTAATGAATGTAGCTATTGACCAGCTTGGTAATCTTTCCAAAGATATGTTTACATCCAAGGTAAAAAATATAGGGGATAGGTATCAGGGTCAACTACTGATCAAGGAATACCCAACTGGCAATGCTCATGTTGGTCACTTTCGTGCACTGCTTAAAGAGCTCAAGCTTAAGAAAAACTTTATGCCAGATATAATCTTTATTGACTATTTGAATATCTGCGCATCATCTCGTATGAAAGGTATGGGCGGTGCAATTAACTCTTATTCCTATATCAAAGCAATTGCAGAGGAGATTCGTGGTCTTGCCGTAGAGTTTAACGTTCCCATTATGTCAGCTACACAAACTACACGATCCGGTTTTGCCAACTCCGACGTGGGGCTTGAAGATACCTCGGAATCATTTGGTCTACCTGCAACAGCAGACTTAATGTTTGCACTTATCTCAAACGAAGAGCTAGACAATCTTGGTCAGATAATGGTCAAGCAATTAAAAAATCGATATAACGATCCTGGTACAAATAAGCGATTTGTTATCGGTGTAGATAGAAGTAAGATGAAGCTATTTGACGTAGAGCAGTCAGCACAACTTGGATTAACAGATACTGGCGTAACTACAAATACTAATTATGGTGCTAAAAAATACGAAGGATTTAAGGTATGATGGTAAAGCTATTAAGCTACTCTAAAGCTACTGGAGAATACGAGTTCGGGGACAAGACCGAATTACAAGATATTATAGCATACTGTGCTAGAGTATCTAACCCTGCTAATCAGAGCAATACAAAGACAAATGAAAAGCTTCTTAGTTATCTTGCTAAGCACAAGCATTGGTCACCCTTTGAAATGGTATCAGTGTGTATGGAAATTGAAACAACCCGAGATATAGCTCGGCAAATACTTCGTCATAGATCGTTTAGCTTTCAGGAGTTTAGCCAGAGATATGCAGATCCAACAGAAGATCTAGACTTTGTATTGCGAGAAGCTCGATTACAGGATACTAAGAATCGACAAAACTCTATAGAGATCGATGAACTCTCAGGTCCTGAGGGACAGCAACTACAAAAAGATTGGGCAGCAATTCAGTATCAGGTTATTCACGAAGCAAAGATGGCTTATCGATGGGCTATTCAGAATGGTATTGCTAAAGAGCAAGCCCGTGCAGTACTGCCTGAAGGTAATACA